CCTTTATAGAACCACCTAGACAGGTTGGTAAGATTGTAGAACTTGAAATTGGTGATGCAACCAACTGGCTAGTAAATGATTATGTTGTTGGACAAACTTCTGGTGCTAGAGGTGAAATCGTAGCTAAGAGGTATTTCTCAGATAATAGATTCCTAGATGCTGCAAATATCATCGATAACAATGCTGCTGTACTAGCAGAGGAAGCAGTATTCATATTAGACAATACAAGTAAATTTGCACCTGAGTATTTCCAATATCCAGGTCTAGGTAGAAATCAGTGTATTGTTGACCTTAAGTCTGTCTTGAGAGCAATGGCAGATGACCTTATTCAAGGTGGTAACAGTAATACATTTGATGCTGCTAAAGAGTATCTTTTAGATCCTTCAGATCCTAATAGTGGTATTAAGCACATTGAGGGTGAAGTAGAGGCAACTCTATGGTCTATGAAGTATTTGAAGGATATGGTTATCCTTGCAGTACGTAATAAGTTTGGTATAGACAATCTATACGACTATCAGAGAGCAGCTGCATCTGACTTCAGATTACAACCTACAGATGCTACTTACTCTGCTACTAGTGGTACACTAGTACTAACAATACCAAATCACGAGCTTACTACAGCAGACTTCATAGCGATTGCTGATAACTCGATGACTTGGAGTTGTGATATGGATGGACAGACATCCGATAAGACATATCCAAGACAAGGAGATCCTGCATACAGATCAACCCTTGATATTACTCAAGTAACAGATGATACAGTCACTGTTAACGTAGGTACAACATCTAATATCACACATACACCAACAGACGGTTCATATGATCCAACAACGGGTCTTATGACACTTGATATTGGTTCTCATAATCTTTCACCTAATACTGCTGTTAAGATTGCTCCTAACTCCCTCTCATTCAAGTGTGAGATGGATCATAGAGACTCAGTTAAGACTTATCCAAGAACAACTGATCCTTTCTACGACAAAGCATTTAATATTGTAAGTACTGGATCCACATTCCATACAGCAGAGACCGCTAGCTATAATCCTACAACAGGTATTGTTACAATTCAGGTTACAGACCACGGATTTGAAGCTGGTGACAATGTTAAACTTGCTGACGGTGCTTTAACCTTTAGTTGTACCTATGGTGGTGGAGTTCACAATTATGTTGGTGGTACTGCAACCAATGCTGTAACTGTCACAGGTGGTGCATCATTTAATGTTACTAATGCTTCTTATAATCCATCTAACGGTGACTTATCATTAACTATTGGTACTCATACTCTTACTATTGTAGATACAGTTACTATAGCTGGTGGTTCATTAGTATTCAGATGTGACGAAGACAACTTTGCAACTGACCATTCTTATCCTAGAGCAACAGATCCAGCATACAATCTACCAATTGCTATTAAAGCAGTAGATCAAGGTAGTGGTACTATTACAGTTAATGTTGGCGTAAGTTCTCCTGGTTCTGCATATCCACGTTCTTCTGATCCTATCAGTGGTAAGTTTATTCCTATCTCTAATGTAACTACAAATACATTTGATATACAGTGCTTAGACACTCTTCCTTCTTCTAACCTTGATACTCATACATTTGTAAGTGCTCTTACTGATGGTATTGAACTTGAGAAAGGTAAGATTACACTACAGGTTGGACAAACACCTTTAGTTACTCACGATGTGTCGGATGCTGCCTATGATCCTGTTACAGGTGATATGGAGTTGACTATTGGTAATCATACACTAGCAGCAAATACAAGTATTAAGTTACGAGACAGCTCTTTAATCTTTAGTTGTACTCACGGTTCTGGTAATAAGTCATATCCTAGACCAGATACCTATAGTCATACTGCTACTACTGGAACTTCATATAATCCTGTAAATGGTGAGATGCTTGTTACAACAACATCTGCACATAATATGGCAGATGGTGATTGGATTAAGTTTGAAGATAATTCACTTACATTAACTTGTACATATGGTGCTGGTACTCATACCTACGTTGGTGGTACTGCTATCGATGCTGTTTCCTCTGGTGGAAGCAACTTCAATGTTATTGGAGCAGACTATAACTTCGGTACAGGAGTAATGATTCTTACAATAGGAAATCATTCTCTAACAACTAGCGACACTATTACTATTGCTGCTAATTCACTTTCATTCACTTGTGATGCAGACAGTCACGCAACTGTCCACACATACCCACGTACAACTGACCCTGTATACAACACAGCGATAGCTATTGATTCTGTTGATGCTACAACAATTACAGTTAATGTTGGTGTTGGAAGTAATGGTCAAGCAAAAACATATCCTAGAACAGGAGATTATCCTAACGATAGATGGTTAAAGGTATCAAATGTTACAACTGATACATTCGTAGTAACTGTTCTTGATGCAATTCCTTCTACCAATACTGATACACACGTATTTGTTTCTGCTACAGCTGATGGTATCAAACAGAAGGTGGATCCATTCTATGATACAGCAATCAATATTAAGTCAGTAACTAATACATCCATTACTATTAATATCCTTAATGTAGCACCTTCTACTAACGTTACACCTCATACATTTGTTGATGCACTTCCTGGTGCAGTTATTAGTGGTGGTGCATATACTCATAAGTTTGTAACTGCTGCTGCTGATTCTATCATCTCTGGTGGTAACTATGCTCATACATTCAAGAGTGCATTAGCTAATTCTATAGGTGTATATGCAGATCCTTACAATATTGACAACCCTGTAGCAAATACATTCATTGATGCTGCAAAACTAATAAAAGATAATAAGACTTTCGTTGCTGAGGAATCAGTAGCAAGAATGGCTACTGGTAACTTGCGTAGTGTAACTGATGCAACTTACACACCAGCTGACGGTCTATTAGAAATGAATATTGGACCTCATTCATTCACTACAGGTGAGTTAGTCCAGATCCCTGATGGGGCCTTGACTTTCAACTGTGCAATGGATGGTAATGGTTCACCTAAGCAATATCCAAGAGCAACAGATCCTGTTAGTGGTAAGAATCTTTCTATCACAGCAACTACTTCTAATACCATTACTGTTAATGTTGGTACTACACCTCTAGTCAATCATAATGTATCAAATGCTACATATGATCCTGTTACAGGTGAGATGGTATTGACAATTGGTTCACATAGTCTAGCAGTCGGTACCGCTATCAAGTTAACTACCGATTCATTGCTGTTTGAGTGTGATAATGGTGGTGTAGCACAGAGAACATACCCTCGTGCTTCTGGTGCTAACACATCTAATGGTGAAGACTATGCATACGACACTGCATTAGACATTATATCAGCAGATGCAACTACAATTACCATTAACGTTAATGGTGGTCAAGGTGCTATCAGTCATAACTACCCTCACACCTTCATTAGTGCTACTGGTGGAGCAGTTGTTAGTGGAGGTAATTATACACATACATTCGTTAGTTCTGCTACACCAATCAAGGTTGGAGTGGGCATAATTGCTGATCCATATTATGATGATGCTGCTTATATCAAGTATGAAGGTACACCTCTTACTGCTACTAATGCTGGATATAACCCTGAGACTGGAGTAGTAGAAATAACAGTACCTACACAACAATTTACTGTAACTGATGCTGCTTATAGTCCTGCATCTGGTGATATGCAGTTGACTATCGGTGCACACAGTTTAACTTGCTACGATAAGATCAAACTTACTGCTGATTCACTATCATTCAGTTGTGAATATAATGGAGTTGTACAAACTAAGACATATCCTAGAGCAGTAGGTGCTAATACTACAAGTGGTGCTGATTATGCCTATGACACTTGGTTACCTGTCCTTAAGAAGGATGCTACAACTATTACAGTTAATGTAAATGGTGGTCAAGGTACTATTAGCCATAACTTCCCTCATACATTCCAAGGTGCTGGTTCTAGTGGTGTTACAACATATGGTCACGGTCTAACAGATGGTGATTACATCAAGTTGATGGATCATTCACTCACATTTACTTGTGATGAAGATGGTAACCAGACTAATCACGCATATCCAAGATCTACTGACCCAATTAGTGATAAGTGGATAGAGGTATCAAATGTTACACCTAATACATTTGAGATACAGTGCTTAACAACTATACCATCCAGTAATGAAACTGATCATACATTTGTTTCTGCTTACACTAATGGTATTATCAGGCAAGACGGTGTTATCGTAACTAATATCGGTAAGTCTTCTAATGATAGCACTCATCAGTTTGTACAACAGGTAGGTAAGACACCTACTAATGCTGTCTATACTCCTAATGATGGTAAGATGGTACTTACCATTGCAGATCACGGATATAGTAATGGCGACTGGGTTAAATTAGATATTGGTGCTGTCACATTCCGTTGTGATGAAAATGGACAGGCTGATGATCACGCATATCCTAGAGCAATAACGGATATGTTTACTGCTGATACAGGTACTACCTATGATCCTAGTACAGGTGTACTATCAGTACGTACAACTGTTGCACACAACTTATCTAATGGTGATTGGATCAAGTTTGACGATGGTGCGTTGACATTTACTTGTCTTGAAGATACTAATTCATCACAGCATCCTTATCCTAGGTATACAGACTATCCAAGTAACAGATGGCTAGAGATTTCTAATGCTACTGGTAATGCTTTTGATGTTACAGTATTAGACATCCTTCCTTCTACTAATGTTACTGATCATTCCTTTGTCTCAGGAGTCTCAAATGCGATTAAGCATAAGAAAGACTGGGCATCTGATGGTTGGTTCCAGATAAGCAATACTTCTTTAAATCAATTTGAAATAACAGTTAATACAACTGTACCATCAAGCAATACTACTAACCACGTATTCCAAAGTGCTCTTCCTAATAGTGTTAAGAAGGCATCATTGATTACAGGTGGTAGTTACACTCATACTTTCGATAGGGCATTAGATGATGCTATTACTGTTAACACGGGTGCGAAATTCAAGCCAACAGATGTTGCGTACGATGCATCCACTGGTGATATGGTGCTTACTCTTGGTAGTGGTCACTCTATTACTACATCCAACACTATTACTATTCTGGCCAATAGCATTATAATGAGATGTGCTATGGATGCGAATGAAACTCCTCATTCATATCCTAGAGTTGGTGATCCTGTATATGGTAGATCTATTACAGTTAAATCTGTAGATACTACTACTATTACAGTACACGTTGGTAAATCTGAACCATTACCTTACGAACCATCTATTCTTACATATGATCCTGCAACAGGTGATATGATGATGGACGTTGGTACACATAGATTAGGTAGACATACAGGAATTAAGTTCTTCCCTGACACTATCACATTAACTTGTGGTATGGATGATCACGCTACAACTCATACCTATCCTAGAGCATCATCACACGATGCACTTGGTGATTGTGTTGATGACGTTAAGGATATTCTAGAAGCAATTGTATGGAACCTCAAGTATGGTGGTAACAACAAGGTTTGGGATGCTGCTGATCTATTCATCGACAGAGATGGATACCTAGAGCATATTCAGCACTCAGTACCTGAGGTGTTGAATGTAATGGGACATCTTAAGACTATTCTTGCTAACATTATACGTAACAACACAGTTAATGCAGTTGGAACACACGGTTTAATACAGATTAAAGATCCTAGTATTACCAAGGAGTCTAACGAATGTGCACAGGTTGAATCTGCTGTTGATACATTTGTGGGTCTAATTGAGAATGCTGTACAGAACCCAACTACATTTGAATCTGGTGTAACTAGAACTATTCCAGAGAGATGGCCTATTGTTTATAGTTCTCTAACTGCTAATAGAGATTTGACAATCACTGTTGATTCAATGCCTCAGTGTGCACAGGTTGAATCTGCTATTAACTCACTATTCAGTATTGTTCTTAATACAATTAAAGAGACTGCGTTTAATCAGAAGAATTATCTAATGACGATAACTCAGGACTTCCCTAATCCTAACCGTATACAGGTTGAGATGACTAAGAAGGAATTCTTGAATGGTGAAGATATACAGAGTGAAGCATCACTAGCTATTGCTAATGTTGGTGCTACTGCTATTATCTCTCCTGGTGTTCAACAGAAATTCTTTGGATTCAAGCACGGTAAGTACTATAAGATGGATTCCATTGAAGCACAGTTCAATGATGCTCAGACTATATTTGAATTAGAACGTGGTGGTGTTCCTTTCTATGCAGAGAGAAGTCAAAACGTTGTGGTTATACTTAACGGTGTTATTCAGCAGAACAGACTAGCATATAGAATTGAAGATAATATCATTGTATTCCAAGAGGCTCCTTCAGAAGGATCTGATTGCTTTATCCTATACTTCTATGGTTTGGATCCAGAGCGTGTTCTCTTAGGATTTAATATTGAACCTGAAGGTACATTTAAGAAGTTCTTCCGATTAACTGTTGATCAGCAAATTGTTCTTCCTCTAGAGGGTGCAGATTGCTGGATCTCTACTGATCCTAATGGTGGAACTCATACCTATGAGTACTCATATGCAAGAGGTAGAATCTATAAGCAGAACTGGGCACCTGGTGCTAGAAACCTTCTATTCGTTGAGGGTGTTACAGGACAGAAAGTTAACTGGTTAAATGGTACTCTAAGTCTCACTAGAGACAGAGGAGCTAGTGCATCTCTACTTGATGTTACAGTTAATGCAGTTGAAGAATCTACTAACTCTGATTTAAGAGAGAAATTATTTAATAGACAAGATAGAATACCTTCTACACTTAAGACTGGTGACTTTATTCAGATTGATGGTGAGGCAGATTCACGTTCTATCATTCGTGCTGCTAGAGAAGCACTTGTAACCTCTGGTTATGACAGTGATACTACCGTTGGATCATTCTTTAGATCTTATGAGTATGAAGTTGTTATCAACGTTGGTGCTTACTCTGGTCAGATTGAAGGAGACGGTGCACAGGCAGTTGCACGTATTGATGCTGAGTTGAGATATCACTCACTTACATCTAGTAGACAAGCTGGTGTAGAATTCCTACCTAACGATATCGTATGTCAGTACAATGATCAGAATGATATTAACTCTGGCATAGTATGGCAAGGTACAGTTAAGAACTACATCCCAGCTAGAAAGACTTTAGAATTATACAGTCTATACCTTGATGGTTCTGGATATACTGATCCAGTAGCTGCCAACTTCCGTCCTGGTGAAAAAGTTTATATTAATAACGTAGCTGGTACAGAGTGTACTGGTCTTCAATACCTCAAACCAGGTGGTGTTAATAGTATCGTACTTTCTAAGAGAGACAACTCTACTTACTTCGATAATGTTGCTAACTGGAGACAGGACAACGTATTGAATAAGGGTAAGGATCTTATGGGAGGTGGATTTGTTCCACAAAATGCTAGTGCTAATAACATCTCACAAGAATATGATTTCAGTTCTTCCATATACTCTGGAGATCTACAAGATCAGATATCTAAGAACTATCGTGAACCACCCGTAATGATTTTCCGTAGTCAACCTGAGGTTGATTCAAACGGTGATCCAGTGGGAGCACCTGCTGGCGGTGGTGCACGTGCTAATGCTATTGCTGTTAGAGGTGAAATAGCAGATACAGAAATTATCTCTGGTGGTTCTGGTTATAAGGTTCCTCCTCAGATTCTGTTTACTAGAGGTTATTTCGTTATCCGTAAGAACCCTCTTGACATCAAGAATCTTACTACATTTGGTATTGAACCAGTTGGTATTGATGCAGCTGCAAAATTACATTCATATCTTTCTGTTATCAAGAAGGGTGGTGCTCAGACAACTTGGGCACAGTGGGCAGCAGTTGTACCTTATGGTGTCACTCTAGTATTTGGTAATGCTGGTGGCAGTGCATATCTTCTTAACAGAACATATGATCCTGTAATTCATATCAGGAAGATTATTGATCTACAAGATCTAGCTACTAAGGGTCAACCACAAATATTGGTTGAACTTAAACCTGAACAAACAAGAGTTCAATATCTTAAGACTAATGTCACTAATACACAATGTACAGGTGGTGTTCAGGGTGTCTCAGTTGCTGTCACCAAGTACAAGTTTACAGAGACAAAACTAACTGCTCAGTCAGGTGCTATTGAGAAACAAGCAGGTACCAACCCTCAAATGAAGGGTGTTAAGGAGACATTCAGTCCTGGTAACCTTGGTCCTCATTTGAATTACCTACAGAGCTTCAAGTTTGAAATTCAACCACAGAGTACAACCAATAACAATGGCTACTACACTGATGGTATGGGTAGAACAATACAATACATTATGGGAGATATGAATATAGGATGGTGGTCTGAGAAGTATCCTAATTTGACGATTGAAGATTTCGAGAATCCCGAAATTTATAATTCTCAAGTTAATGATCCTGGTGACACAAATAACTTTGTGTATATGCAAGGATCTGAGGTACATTTCGGTACCAAACTTACATATTCCGCTTTGGATAATCCAAACGGATCTGATACTATCTTAGTTGATTCTACTGCTGGATTCCCTGCTTCAGGGGGTGCTTTCATAATCGGAAGTGCAGCAGATCAATCTAAGGTTGAAAAAATCACGTATACACAAGCATTCCCCGATCGTTTTGTTGGATGTACACGTGTCAACCCATTAGGTGTGGTTGAAAAAGGATTCAGTGCATATGACTTTAACACTACTAACGTAGGTGCATCTGTCGTATCTGGTGGAACAGTTTTTGATTCCAACATAAATTATCTCTTATTCTCAGGTGTAAGTGGAGCTAGATCCGCAACATTTGCTCCTACTGACTTGACTACATACAATACGGTAACATTTAGTGCGATTCGTGGTGACGGGAGTAATGGTGGTAATGCACCAGGATCCGCAGTTAACGATTTGATGCTAAGTTACAGTATTGATGGTGGAACTACATTCATTGATATTGGGTCAGTAGTGACCTACAGTCAAGCGAATTACACCAGTTGGAATACAATAACACAAAATATTCCAGCTAATGCACAAACCGCCACGACGATAATCCGTATCTATATGGCTGACTCGACAAATATGACATCAGATCAATATGGTGTCAGATTAATGTGGTTCAATGATGCCAACACTGACTCCTATGTCGCAGGTGACTATATAATCACCGCAGATTTAGATCTATAAATATAAATAACTTTCGGATCCAGTCTCAGAAACACTTTTAGAAAACAATGTCTGCTATTATCACTGATCTGTTCAGGATACATAATGCCCAACAGTTCGTCGAGGCATTATCTGAACCAACAACCTCCACACCAGCTGAGGAATCAGCGGCTGAGGCAGGTACCCAACGTACAAGACTCTACTTCTTTATCGGAAGACCGCAAGAGTGGCGTGCATACCTAGAATTATACGCAATCAATAATACTTTCCAAGTAGGTGAGGTTGTATATCAAGGTACGTCATATCCTGGTGGTGCTTCTGTATATGGTACAGTCGAAAAAGTATTCCCTAATTCTGTTCTACTCTCTGGTGTCAATGGTACACAGGGTCAGAACTCTAACTTCGTTCCTGGTACTACTGTAACTGGTAATGGTAGTGGTGCTACTGCTAAGGCTGGTGTGTGGAGGACTGGATCCGAAAACGTTCCTACACAACCATTTGACTCTCAAGAAGAGAAGTTCGAGATCTACGATGATATGATCTCACTTAAGAGGGTTAAGAAAGATGATTTAACATTCGTGGTTAAGCGTTACAACTTCGGTGCTAACACAGTGTACGATATGTACAAGCCCGACTATTCTAGTGCTAAGACTACTGCGACTGGTGCTACCTCATTGTTTGCTTCCACATTCTATGTGATGAATAGCAGCTATGAGGTTTTCAAGTGTGTATATAACGGTCAAACTCCTACAGATCCTAACGGTGTAGTATCAGTTACAGAACCTACTAAGGTTCAGTCTATCTCTGGTATCTTCATCGAACCAGAAGATGCTGGTAACCCAGGATTCAGAACTGATGGTAAGCGTCCATATATTTGGAAGTATATGTACACCATCCCAACTGACAGTGTATTGAAGTTCTTATCAACTGACTTCCTTCCAATTATTGAAGAAGCTGCTGTTACTTCTGCTGCTGTTAACGGTGCAATCGACACTATTCTCATTACAGACTCTGGTACTAACTATGATGCTGGTACTTACTACACTCCAATTAAGGGTGATGGTTCTGCTGGAATCGCTAAACTTGTAGTTGATTCTGGTGCAATTGCAGAAGCAAGTGTACAGGCAGCTGGTACTAACTATACATATGCATCTATTAACTTAGGTGATGTATACAGTGATACTGGTCTAACAACTCCTTCAAACATTGACGCTAACAGTGACGCAACTGGTGGTGCTCTCGAAGTTATCATTCCTCCTCAGGGTGGACACGGTGCTGACCCAGTTGAAGAGTTGGGTGGTAAGCGAGTTATGATTAACACTCGTTTAACATATGATGAAGGAGAAGGTGACTTCCCAACAGATAATGACTTCCGTCGTATTGGATTACTTCGTGACCCATACAACTACGGTACTACAGACTTTGCTACTGCTGATAACCTAAGTGCAACTGGTGCACTCAAGGTACAAAGTCCTTCTGGAGATTTCTTTGTTGACGAGGAAATTTCTCAGACATATACCTCTGGTGGTTCATCCGTAACTGCTAAGGGTACAGTTGTTTCTTGGAAAGGAACTGTTGATGGTGTAACATACAACATCGTTAAGTACTTCCAGTCTCCTGATCGTCACACCCATAATGGTGTTGTTTATCCATTCAGTAACGGTTCCGACGCTATTTCTGGTGCAGGATCACTTTCTACTGCTACGGTAAATAGTACATATAACACTCCTGGTGGACAGACAGATGGCGGTGTAGTTTTCTCAAGTGGCGTAGCTAACGCTGAAATTGCGAAAAACTCAGGCGATATCATTTACATTGAGAACCGTCGTGCTATCTCTCGTGCTTCTGACCAGATTGAAGATATCAAGCTCGTAGTCGAGTTCTAATTAAAGAGTCTTAAGAGATGCCACAAAATACTAACCTGAATAGAACCCCGTATTTCGACGACTTTGATGCGGGGAAGAATTTCTACAGGATACTTTTCCGTCCAGGATATTCTATCCAAGCAAGAGAACTGACTCAACTGCAATCTATGTTGCAGAGCCAATTGGAGTCAGTTGGTAACAGTATGTTCAAACAGGGTCAGATGGTGATCCCTGGTGAAGTGTCATACACAGACACTTATGAATATGTCAAGTTAAGTAGCGTCTCTCAAGTTGCTCAAAGTGTAGATGGGCAAATTAATTTTGTTAAGTATAATATATCTCAACTGGTCGGCAAGGTACTTGTCGGTCAGACTTCTGGTGTTAAGGCATTTGTTGATAACTATGCTTATGAAACTACACTAGATGCAGATACGATCTTCGTTAAGTATATCAGTTCAGGTTCTGATAATATTGACGTTAAGTTCCGTCAAGGTGAATCTCTTAAACTAGAAAACGCAACTACAGATAATGATCCTACATTGGTAGTAGGTTCTGATGGCATCAAACCCTCAGACAGTGCTGCAATGGGTTATGGATCTGCTGTAAACGTCCAAAGAGGTATTTACTTTATCAATGGTCATTTCGTTCAGAACGACGCTCAGACGCTAGTTCTATCGAAGTATTCAACTAACACCTCATTTAAAGTTGGTTGGTCTATTACAGAAAGTATCATTACTCCTGAGGATGATATATCCCTCAAGGATAATGCACAGGGTTATTCTAATTTCTCTGCACCAGGTGCACATAGATTAAAGATTACTTTAACTCTAGAGAAGTTTCAAATTGAAGAACCTTCAAATAAGAATTTTGTACAGTTAGTATATCTACAGCAAGGTAAGATTCAGAGGCAGATTAAACAAACTGCACCTAGTCAAATAGAAGAGATACTAGCTAGAAGAACATATGATGAGTCTGGAGACTACGTAGTTAAGGCATTCACATCAGATGTTAAAGAATATTACAAAGCAGATGGTAGTGGATTCTATCAACCAGATGCTGATGGTCTAGTTAATGGGCATACTACTGCTGATGCTGCTAACAAACTAGTATTAAACTTAGGACCAGGTAAGGCATATATTCGTGGTTATGAAGTAGAGAACACAGAACCTAAGTACGTAGAATTAGATAAGGCAAAGGCAACACAGAATCGTGATACAACTCGTTTGTATGCGTCAAGTTTATCTCGTATTCCTCTTCGTGGAGTTGCAGGTTCTGCTCCTCTAAGCACTACTTCTGATGGTGAGGCAACTCCCTTTAAGAAAATAGATCTATATCGTAAATTTATTGACTCTTTCTTAGGTGTTAATGGTATCGGTAATGGTTCTAATGGTGTATATTCTGTATCAGACCTAAGGGGAAATATCTATAATAACGATGAAGGATTGATGACTGTCTGGGTATATCCAGGTGCACCTCCTTCTAATGGTGATCCAGTTGATCTTGCTAGTATAACTGATATTGTTTATGGAGCATTATCTACTGGTGTTAAGAAGACTCTATATCATTATAATGGTTCAACATATTCTCCAGTTGATGTTATAGCTGCACGTGCTAACGTCAAGTACAATATGGATACTGATGGATCACTTGCTTGGAATGGTGATGTAGCTGTTGGTGGAATGAATGAGAATAGTGGTGGTAATCCTACTCACGTTATTCAAGAGTTTATTCTTAGAGCGTCTATTTCAACATTAAATAGTATCCACACTTCTTACCAATCACAAGGACCAGTTAAACTAGGTGCTTCTGGTGGTGGTTCACAGAATGGTATTACACTATATGGTAATAACAGTGGTAGTACATACTATGGAATGATCCTAGACTATACAGTACCAATGACACCTATTATTGGTCGTGCTATAGCTAGAGACTTTAAGTTTAGAAAAGCACCTAATGGATTTGATAAGACTGCTAATGTTATAGCATCTTCAAGTGCACAGGATTGTACTTTTGATTTGTCATATACAAACCCAATCCTATTCACGAAACTTAAATTAACAGGAAATCACGCTTTTGAAACTGGTGGTAACATCATTGGTTCTATCAGTGGTACAACTGCTGTAGTTGAAGGTGGTTTATCTGTTGGACAGAATGACCCTGAGAATGCAACTTTATCTGCTGGTAGTACTCTTATGCTATCGAATGTTGTTGGTGCATTTGTAGAAGGAGAAGAAATATATGATGCTGATAATAGTGAGAAGTCTGCTGTTATTGCAGTCAATGGACGTATTAGTCATTTTGTAGTTCCTTATGGTGGAGAGAACTATGGTGCTGATGCTAACCTAGAATTAAAAGTTGGTGACAGACAATATCTAAGTAACTACATTGTTTGTGCTAGAAATATTGGTTCTAATGGTATTAATGGACAATCTGATTACATCCGTAATGTTAGATTGACAGAATTAGGAAGAAGAGAGATACTTGATACATTTGATGTTCCTCCTCAACTAGAAGTTGTAGACACTGGTGGAACACATAGTGCTGGTGATGAGAATGCATATGTTAGAGCTGTTCTCTATACAGATGCTATTCAGAACTTTGGTATAGAAGATATTCGTTCTGTTGGTATGCTTCACGGTGTGACCAGTAAGAAGTTTACTGGTGATATTCAGTATAGTGAACCAGATTCTACAGAACTAAAAACTATTACCAATAGTTTAGGTTATTCTGGTAAGGCAGATACTGATTATGCTGAGGCAACAAACTATGCAGCACGTCCTGGTGATGAGTTATCAGAAGATGATCTTGTACAAATCACTGTAGATGGTGTTACTTATAAGTATGAAGTTGCTAGAGCTTGTAACCCATCAACTGATAGACCAGGCAGAGTATATTTCAAACAACGTCTTATAGCAGGTTTCCCATCTAATACTATCACTCGTGTTAGAGCAAAGATCGAAAACTCTGGTAAGTCAACACTTATATTACCACTAGCTAACTCTAAGATTTCCTCAGTTGTTGCTTCTGATGATGATAGTGGTATTACATACTACTCTAGAAGACAATTTATTGAGAACGTAACTATTGACGGTTCAAATAATACTGTTAGTATTGCTGCACAGCTAGATTATGGTCAGCAGCAGTTCGTACCATTTAGCCAAGGTGATTATGTCATTGAGGTATACAATGCTGGTACTGATACTGTAAGATATAATAATAGTAGTGGTGATCTAGTAAGAGATGGTGACTTGCTATACTTAGATACAAGTATGGTTGAAGTTACCTCTGGATCATCTTCTAACAATGCTGGTGCATTGTCAGTTACACTTCCTGAGAACTATTTCTGGCAATCTGGTGGACTACAACTCACTGGTATGAGATTGAAGATCAATACTACTATTGAAACTACTAAAGCAAAACCAAAATTAAAGACAGCAGCTAAGGGTAAGAGAATTTCTATTACTGCTGACTTAGATAATGATATTATTCCAATAAGAGGTGATGATTATGATAACCCAACTGGTCAAGTTAAATCTTACTCTGACGTTTTTAGGCTACTATATGTGTATGAGGGTACTCCTGGAATTGCACCTACAGTTGATGAAAATGGAAACATTCTAGGTAACACTGGTACAGATATTACAGACTTCTTCTTATTTGATGATGGTCAAAGGGATAACCTATATGACACATCAACACTTATTAGAAAGCCTGGAGTCAGAATCCCAACTGGTACATTAGTAATTGGTTTCGATTACTTCAAACACTCCGAAGGAGACTTCTTTACAGTTGATTCATATCTACACGAAAATGGTGTAATATATGATGACATTCCACAAGTCACATCTCTAGTACACGGTAAGAAGAGTCTTGCTGATGTTATTGATTTCCGTCCTTTGGTCGGAACCTCAGCTAGTATTCCTGGCTATGTGAACGCTTCTGTAATGGATCCTGGATCAAATGTTTCTGAAATTTATACGCAAGGTGGTGTTAGTGCTGCTCTTCCTGCTGACACTAAAACTAGCATTGGAACACCTTTTACCTTTAGTTGTGCTTATTCTTATTATGTTGATCGCATCGATACTGTCTATCTAAAGAAAGATGGTACTTTCTCAGTTAAGAAAGGTGCTGGTTCTACAAACCCACAATCTTCAGTAAGTCTAGATGAGGCTATTAAAGTCTTTAAGATTTACATACCTGCATTTACAAACAACCTTAAGAAGATCAAGATCTTCCCAGTAGAGAATAAGAGATTCACAATGCGTGATATCCATAAACTCGAAAAGAAAGTTGAACGTCTTGAGCGTTATACAATGCTATCTGTTCTAGAGCAAGGTGCTCTAAACACACAAATTAAAGACGGTCAGACTGGAATGGATAGATTCAAGTCTGGATTTGTCGTAGATAATTTTGAAAGTTATACATTATCTCATATTAATTCTGTTGACTATAAAGCAGCACTAGATCTAACACGTGGTACTTTACGTCCAGAATCAAATGAAACTACTGTATCTCTAGTAGAAAAAGATGCTTCATCTACAGCACGTACTCTTTCCAACTATGTTGTTAATCACGGTGTAGTAACTCTTCCATTTACAGAATCTATTCTCTGTCAGAACATCTTTGCTACAAATACAACTGTTGTTAACCCATTCCTTATATTCAACTATAAGGGAACCGTAGAGATCACTCCAAACGTTGATCCTTGGTTTGATGAGTATGCTTTACCATCTATCAATAATAATGACAACCAAACTCTAGATCCATTAGAAATCTATGAGGATGGAAATAGTGCATTATCTCAAATACACAATGTAACTCAATTAGCAGTTACAGGTAGTAGCACAGAATTTAGTAATGTTAATTCTCTAAGTTCAGATGCACCTGATCTACCAGAATCTGAAGTTGTACTGGCTACAACATCTAGTAGTTCTAACATTGCTGCACAGAATACTGAGGTTCCACTTCAACAGTCTTCAACTACTGTTGGTGAGCAAACAATCAGTACCGCTATTACATTATACGTTGCCGAACAATATATTCAATTCCATCTACGTAGGATGAAACCTAATACTAGGATTTATCCTTTCATCGATGGATTAGATGTTTCCGATTACCTAGTACCAGATCGTAACTATTCAGGAATGCCTGGTTCATCTCTTAGAAACTGGGGTGATACTCTAGTTACTGATGATACTGGTGCAGCTACTGGTGTTATTCTAATACCTTCAGGTAGAAAGCCAACTAAAGGAACACAATATGAAGATGATCTAGATTCAATACAATGGGATTCTAATGCTCAAGGATTGCGTTTCCCATTAGGTGATAAGAAGATTAAATTCACTAGTAGCAATACTAATGCTGCAAGTCCTGAATCACACGCTGTTGTAACCTTTAAAGCTAGTGGTACATATGAACCACTTCCAAATGATATTATTGCTTTAGAAGATATTGATACTGCTGATAAGGTAGATGGTACTCAGTATACTGAGAACATCTTAAATCCAGATGTTAGTGTATCTGACCCTCTAGCACAGACATTCCGTGTTGAGAGTTTTGATGGTGGTGTGATGGTATCATCTGTTGATCTTTACTTCTCAGCAAAAGATCCTTCACTACCCGTTACTATTAAATTATCTGATACTATCTCAGGTAGACCAACTAAGAATATTCTTCCTGGTTCTATTTCTGTAATGGAATCTAATACTTATATTAGAGTCATTACTAGTGGTAGTCATACATTACTTAAGGATGAGATTATTGAAGGTGATACTTCTAATGCTCAAGGTCCGTTGATTGGTGTACTTGATTCTCAGAATCAACCAGTACCTGTAGTCAATGACACTTATACCTTAGGTACATCACAAGTTTATACTTTAATCCTAGGAGATCACAACAAAGAAGATTTCATAGCTGGTGAACCACTAGTTATCACTTCTCTAACTGTTGCTAACAACTCAAGATCTGGTGATGACATCGTTAAGATGCAAATCGTTCTTGACTCTGGATACATTTCAGAGATTGTTGTTGATGATATGGGTGATGGATATGCAGGTTCTACAACTGTCACAATTGAGTCTCCTCAATTACCTGGCGGTATTACTGCAACTGCTGTTCCACAGATCACTGATCAGAAGGTATATGAAATACAACCTACTTTAGGTGGTAGTGAGTATACTACTGCACCTAGTGTATTGATTGTATCTGCTGCTGCAACTCAACTTGCAGAAGGTAGGGCAGTGCTTAAGATTACTAAGCCTGCTGTAAGAATGGGTGTTGCTACATCTGATAAAGCACTTATTCCTACTAAGTTCCATTTCCAATATCCTATCTACCTAGAGAATGATAGAGAGTATGCTGTAATTGTAGAAAGTAACAGCACAATCTATCAAACGTTTATCTCTAGATTGGGTGAAACTGAAATTAATTCTAACTCTACTGTTACCACACAACCTTTACTTGGATCTCTATTTAAGTCCCAGAACTCTAACCTCTGGACAGAGAACCAGTATGAGGACTTGAAGTTCGATCTTTATATGGCACAGTTTGATACTACTCAGAGTGGTGTCATCAACTTAGTCAATAAGGATCAGGGATATGAACCACTTCAAGCTAATCCTATTGAAACAAATTCTCTTGGTGCTAATATCACTACCAGTAATTTGTTTGCTGCTAACAATAAAGTTATCAAAGTCTTACATAGAAATCACGGTCTAAATGCGGGTTCCTTCGTTGCTCTTAAAGATTCAGCAGCTGTAGGTGGATTCTCTGCTACTGCTTTAAATCGTCAAATCTTCTCAGTCTTATCAGCTGGTATTGATTTCTATACTGTTGGGATGTCCACAACAGCAGGTGGTAGTGTAATTGGTGGTGGCCTTAACGTTAAAGGATTAGGTCAGACCAAGTTTGAAAAAGCACTACTTAAAGTAGATTCTCTAGATTTCCCAACTACTATGTTGGATACTACAGTTACATCTACTCTAGTTAAACCACTCGATTCTGCTGTAACTACTGTTGACTATACTCCAGATTCTCCTCTACCTGTTATTCTTAACAAGGAGTACTATTTCCCAACTCAAAGAGTTGTAGCATCTAAACTTAATGAAAAATTATTCAGTAGTAGACTTAACAGTCAAAAATCGTTTGTCCTTACCGCAACTCTTAGCACTCACAATGCTAATCTTTCACCCATCATTAGTCTAAAGAATCCTAAGGCTATATTAACAAATAACCGTGTTGAAGCTTCTTCTGGTAATGAAGACAGATACGGTAGAAAGATACAAGAAGTAGAATTACATAAGACAGTAATTCTTCGTTTGATGGATAGTGCTGGTAGTCCTAGCACTTTAGGAACATCTGCTGCATTGGAAGTTACTAATGGTATTGGTCAGACTATTAAAGGAAAAACCTCAGGTACTAGAGCAATCTTATCTTATTGGGATAACTCTAGCAATCCTGGTGAATTGTATGTAAGAGTTACCGAAGGTGATGGATTTGTTCTTGGTGAAGAAATCGAGTTTGGTGGATCCTCTACTTATAATGGTGACCTGAATGGTGACACTGGTACTACAGGTGCTGCCTCAGGTAATCTTAACTTAGTTAAACCAATTAAGATTACTGGTACGCTACCTTTAGCACGATTGAATGTTGTACCAGGAACCAAACTTGCTAATAGTGCCGATCTTAAGACAGGTGCTGTAACACGTTGGAACCAAGAAAACTATAGATTAATCTTCACATCAAATGATTCATCCTTTGATAAGAGTGATCTAATTGGTTCAGGTGCTGTATCTGATGGACTATATGAAGGTGGTGTTTCTATTATCAACGAGAGTTTTAAAGTTCCCGTCAGCATTAAGAACATCTACACATCATATGGTTACCTTTACACACCAGACAGATTGAAAAACTCCTCTAACGTAGCTACATATGTTACAAAGGAAATTTCAATCGACAATCCTGGTAATAGTATTAACCTTGTATTGAATGCTGCACTACAAGAGATTGATGATGTTACTGTGATGTTCAAGACTAAGAGGTCATCTCAACAGATATACTTCAAGGATATCAACTGGGAATACTTCAATGCTACTGGAGTTCCAGACGTTGAGGTCACACCTTCTAGTGGTACTAATTTCTCTCCAACTACTGAGTCTCAATCAGACTTTAGAGAATATAACTATTCTGTAACAGGATTGAAGGAATTTAGTTCATTTGCTATTAAAATAATAATGAAGAGTAGAAACCCTGCTCTACCTCCTCGAATTCGAGATCTCCGTGCAATTGCAACTTTCTAATTATGTCTACAAGATCAAACACTATTAACGCTTTACGTGCTTACTATCAAGGTCAAATTGAGAAGCACAAAGCTAACGTTGAAATATATTTACAGAACCCTGCTGGTATTGGAGAGCATTCCGATATCTTGGGTGCTATGGAAACTGAGATCAATATGATTGCACAATGGGATGAGAGACTTCAAGTGATTGAAAGGTATTTTGCGGATAGATGAAAGTTACAGGTCACCCAAATCTAAACAAAGATTCTCTGACTGGTGCTGTAGTCAATACCGATAAGAATGCTTTTGAAGCGTATAAGAGGCAAAGAGCAATTGCTCTTCAATCTACAACGAATGCTGAAGATCTAGTACATCTGAGGCAAGAAATAGATGAGATGAAAGCACTTTTAAAAGAAGTCCTTTCAAAACTATAAATACTCACATAGGAATCGACTAAAGCAATGGCTCTAACAAGAATCAGAAGA